CTACAACTCTTAATACTTCTATTTTATAATAATACATGATTTTTCCTAACGACAAAGGGGGCATACGCCCCCCAGTCTTTGCGCACCTGATTCTACATTTATAGAATCAAACTTAACCTTTTGGTATATTTGACATAAATTTAAAAGGTGATTCCTCTAAAACATTTTGCAATGCTGAGAAAAATGCTGCGCCTGCGGCAACAACTGCACCTTCTAAGACTGACATGTCAAGCCAGCCTGATTGAGCAGCTAACACGACTCCAAGACCTGCTTGTAGCCCAGTTCTGACTGCTCTGACTATTGACACCTTAAAAGTGTCTGTCAATTCCCAATTCATAAAGAATCTCCTAACTTTCTTTTGCAAAAGAAATGTCCCAAGTTTTTTTACCTAAGACACCATCTTCTTGTAACCCAAACTCTTTTTGAAGTTCGAGTACCTTTTTCCTAGATCCATTTCCATACCAACCATCAGGGCTTAAACCAACAGCTTCTTGCCATGCTTTTAGCTCTTCTGACTGCATCATAGGTACTTGTACCTTAAAGTATGTATTTGGCCATTCAGGAAAGTTTTTAGAAAAGTCATAAACTTCTGTTTTTTGCTTTGGTTGACTAGCAGGACTTTCAGAATATACAGGCTCATTACCAGATACAGCTATGTATTCATTATCCCCACAATCATCAAAATCTACATATTTTACAAAAACTTTCTCACCAGACAAGATAGCATCTCGCACTTTCGGATATACAAATTTATATGCCGACACGCTAGATCCCACCCAACCATCTGGTTTTATTAAATTACTCTCTTGATTTTGGCCAAGAATTAAACAGCCGCTAGTTGACTCATCCGAATTACCAGTGTGCCAAAGGATAAATTCGAAGCCCTTGACATTATTGACATAGATCATGCCACGATGCCAGTCAGGTCCATATTTCTTCAAATAGCGTGAATGAAAGCCACCTTCGCTACGAAGTGTTAATTCATACATACCAGCAGGGATCCTGGTTTCATGTTTCTGCTTAACAGCTCTATATTCATCCTCAATGGTGTAGCAAAGAAACTTTCGTTTGTTGTCAGTAATATCAAATAAAATACCACTAGTTGAGTCTGCTTGTGAGCTTATCCTTAGAACTTCTAAAATCATACAGACTCATTTTAAGTTAAATAAAGTCTGTTTTAGGTATTTAACAGGTATATGGGAAAAATTTTAAATTATCCCAAAAATACATTTTATTTTCAGATGAAACAGTAAAACCTACCTGTGCTGGTGGCGACCAATCACCTGATATGTCTTTATACCACTCAGATCCACCATCTATTGATGGAGCTTGCATAAACCACCTACCACGATTAGATATACAAAAATAATGGTGAAAATGACCAGATACTATGAGATCGCTGTCCCCAATAGGCTCTCTACCCATACATTGACCTGCAAACCACTTTATACCTTTATCAAAAGCGTATCTACCAGTTTTTACTGATACCCCTGATCTAAATTGGTGTCCATGAACTAGCCCTACGATTTTGCCTGAAATATTAACAGTTGCAGAAAGTTCGCTTTCAGGGATCTGAAACTTTACATGTCCAAATGCTTTTTTATTTTGAGCTAAGATCTCCTGCACTTGTTCAACGATTGCTACATCATGGTTATCAGCAAAATCAGTATAGGTTTTACCATTGTTACGATTTTCTCCATGATTTCCCTGAATGGCCGAGATTACGATATTATCAAATAATGGTGACCACTCTGTTATAGCTTTTACCATAATTCTACGAGCTACCTTAACCTGATCACGAAGATTGAGCTGGACTCCGAAAGTTTGTGTGTCGTAATGCCCACTGCAATTTTCAATAATATCACCTAAAGCTAATATGTGTAAGTTCTTTAGTTTCTTTCCACTTTTTCTCAAATGTAAAACATAATCTTTTACATCAGGGATCATTTGATTTAAACGATCTACTATTGCTTTAGTGCCATCTCCATCAGGTTTGCCTAACTGCCAGTCGCTCCAGCAAATTACCACACTATCATTTTTATCAACTTTAGGTAATTTAGGTTTTTTAACCTTTTTAACCTCAGCCAATAATTTGTCGTAATCTGGATCGTTAGGATTTCTGGGTTTCTTAGATACTATTTTAGCTTTGTAATAAAAAAGTCGTGTCCCACCATCGACCATACTATCCCAGCTTCTAACTTCGACTGGCTCTATCACATCATATAATTTAGGATCTAACTCTAGTTCCTTTAATATATCTGTGAAATCTGTTATGTTGCCATCTTTTTGTGGCTTAGATGTTATCTCACCTTGATCACCTTTTAATGTGTAACCAGGATCATAACCTTTTAGATTATCTTTACTTTTCCTCTTAGCGTTTTCTAAATCGCTTTGATTCTTGTTGTATTCCTCAAGACTTGACATAGCGTTCCAATGTGTCTTTAAGTTGTACTCTTACAGTGTCTATCATAAGTGGACATCCTTTGCTTTCTATTAACCACTTTGCAGCTCTTCTAGCTGAAATACCACCTTTGGCAATACCTTCGCATGCTTCGATCCACGCAGCCCTGTTGGATTCGTTTAACTCACGCCAGGGTGTTGGTCCTGAGCGTTTTGGGTTATTTTTTGCATACTCTTCAAGAGAGGTCATTATTCTTCTTCTACAACTGGAGCTGGCGTTGTAGTGCCACTAACACTTGCTAAAACTTCATTTAAGGCTGTATTTGCAACTTTTAATTCAGAATTTTGTATTTCTACTTTTGCAATTTTGTTGCCTAAATCTGTTAACATTTTCCGAATTGTATTATTTTCAGCGCTTAATTGTTGGTTTGCAGCGTTTAAATCGTTTACTAATTGTGCAGTTTCTTCACCAGAGAGAACTGTTTTTTCTTCGTTATCAGCCATATAATCCTTTCAACAATATCTACACTATTACTACCCATATTATATACTACAACT